GCCCGGGAAGGGGCGCGGGAATGATTGAACTGTGAAACTATTTCTTGAAAGCGGAAACCGGACGCACGGCGCTCGTGCGATACTTGCTGTAGCTGAACACGAAGCCCGTGATGCCGTTGTAGACGAACGCGCCGTAGGAATTGTACTCCGGGTCGGGGTCGGCTTCGCTCGTCCAGCCGATAGTCGTTGCGGGTTCGCCGCCGATCTTCTTGAACGCTTCGTCGAGGCCACGGAACCGGGCGTCGTACATTTCAATTGCTTCATGCCGGGTCGGGCAGCGGAAGCCCTTGCGGTATTCGGCGGCAGCTTTCTGTGCGCCCTCGAAATTGAATCCGCCCGGTAGGTCTTCTTTGGCGATTTCGAGCATTCCGAAATCGGTTACAAGTACAACGGTCTGCGCTGTGGTCGGATCTTCGCGCTTCACCCATTCGTCGACGGGGATAAGGTTGCGCTGTTCCTCGGGGATGTAAATCCCATTTTCGATGTTGTTTTTCATAGTGCGTTGTGCGTTAGTTGTTTAATAATATGTAAAATAGCTATGCCGAAAGGCCGTTGGATAACCGACAGAATGGTCGAAAAATCGTCGACGTCTGCCGATGTGAAATTCAATACCTGTTCGCCGCGGTCAGTAAGTCGGAATGCCGTTCCTTTGTTCGATGATTTACTCGTTATCAGCCCCGCGGCGCATAGGTGGCCGATAAGAGTGCGCATTTTGCCGTGGCTTATCCCGATAAGTTCGGCAAGTCCGAGCACGCTGCCCGTCGCGTTATTGAGATTGGCTGCCGTTTTCATAAGATTCGGATGTCGTATTTCCTTTCAATGTCACGTATGGCCATGTTTTGCCAATCTTCGTCCGATACTTGATGTTCTTTGTCGAGGACAACAAATAAACTCCTCCTGTCTCCTGTGGAGTGATTCGATATGCAGGCTGTGCCCAAATCCTGCAACGATTGACGGATGTCGTTCCGGTAGTAATCCCGGAGGCGGGCGACGTGGTTCATGGCCTCGCTGACGAGTTGGTCGATATTATCCCCGACGAGGATATTTGCATGCCCTGCGGCCCGGTTAAAAAATTTCGTGTTCATCGTGCGTTGTGCTTTATGCGTTAATAATGTATTGCATTAAGTTTATTTTGTTATATTTGTGTGTTCTCTGTGGGTTATCGTTGTGAACCACGATGCAAATATAAACTAAAATAGTTTATAATAAAAGGAAATAATAAACTATTTTAGTGTTTGTGTTGTAATGTGTTGATTTATAGAGGGTAAGAAAGCACGTCGGAAGACGTGCTATGTTAAAAATTAGTAATATGGAGTATGATGCAAAGACTGTTGACGCATTAAAAGAGTTAATGCGTATAATGCAGGAGCATTGCGTTGTATCGGAGGCCGACATGTTGAGAATTGCGCGCAATGATCGGGCGTATGCGTTACAACTGATAGCAGAGTGCCGAAAAATGGGTGTGGCTGCACCACGCAGTAAAATCTCAGACGAATTGGAATTATATCCGTCGGATAACATAAATACTTTATTGGCGCAAGATGTATTCGGGAGTGAATATAAACGTCAGCAAGAGAACAGAGCGCGGCAAGAACTTGACGATGAGATAAAACACCGTCAAAACAAAGAATTGAAACGCAATAGTGTTATATCGTGGATCGCGTTGTGTATTTCGATTTTATCGCTTATCGTTACCTTTTGGGTGGCGTGGCACGATTGATAGACCATCGTCACCGAAAACAAGGTCATTTTCGCGCATTATACGGTTTATCTGCTCGATGCGTAGCTGCCCCTCGAAACTGTATCTTGCATGGGACATCTCTCGGAATCTGCAATAATAATATACGGCAAGCGATATACATATAACGGAAACAATAGAGAAAAATAGGGCAATATAGACAGCCATAGTGAAAAGAATTAAATGTTTTACAAATATAATAAACTGTTTTGGTTTATGACAATCAACGAAAAAATAAGTAAGATACGAGATGCCTTTTGTAATGGAGATAACGGTGTATTCGCTACCCGATTAGGGGTATCAACTCAATATGCAAGTAATATATGTAAGAATGGTAAAAATGTTGGCGAAAAACAAAAACAGCATATTTTAGATGTATTCCCTGATGTTAGCAGGTCGTGGCTGCTCGCAGGCGAAGGCACGATGCTTAAATCTGAATCTATCTCGGAAAAAGACGCCGATTTTCGCCTTGTGCCAATGTACAATCTCGACGCCCGCGGCGGATTTGGGGGCAATGAAGAAGTGGATGTTGCGGAATATATTGTCGATTATATTCCGTTCAAAGATGCGAAACAGGGCGATATTTGCGTCCCTATCATCGGGAACTCGATGGCTCCGACCTATTGTGCTGGGGCAATCGTCCTTTTGCACAGAGTGGAACAATGGGCTGACTTTCTCGAATTGGGGCAGGTCTATATGATTGTCTTAAAAGACGGGCGACGTTTGATCAAAGAATTGCGAGCCAGTCAGGAGGATCGCAAATCAAAGTATTTGTGCGTGTCGCATAATCCGACATTTGATCCTGTGGAACTCCCGAAAGATATGATAAGCCGGATATTCCTCGTTCGGGCCGTGTATGCTAAAACGGCGATGTAGCCGCAATAACATAAATAGTAATACCATTAATATAATTAGACCCTTATGAAAAAAATTGCGTTAATTTGTATCGTAGTCGTTTTTGCGGCTTGTGGCAGCCCTGAAAAGACGGCACAGAAACTCGTCAAAGACTACCTAAAAGAGAACTTGAAAGACCCGTCGAGTTATTTGCCGGCCGAATTTGGGCACTTGGACAGTCTTTATACTACATTCGACAGTCAGGTTTTTGAAGACAGTTTCCGGCGTGCGAAAGGAGAATATGACGTTGCAATGTTTGAGGATGATTTTAAGGCATCGGGGCTTGCTCTTGAAAAAATGAAGCAAACACAGGCGGAATGGGAAAAAGCCGAGAAAGAATTTCGTCCGCAATTTTGTGGATGGAAAATGTCTCATAAATACCGGGCTAAAAATGGATTTGGCGCTTTCGATATATCAACAGATGTATTCTATTTTAATAAAGAATTGACCAAGATAGTGGACGTAGAGGATAACAACTAATGCAAACAGTTGCGGATAGATTTTTCGAGGCGTTCGATGCCTTGCTTGCGATGAGCGAAACGAAGATACAGACGTTTTGCCGCGAGGGGGGCATCGACAAGCGCAATTTTTACAAAAAGCGCGATAACACGGATAGCCGCCGGGAGATTCCGACGGCGTGGCTGACGTTTATCGTCGAGCATTACGGCGTTTCGCCTCGTTGGCTGTTGACAGGCCGCGGGCAGATGTTTACAAAATAGCCCGAAAATATGTAAAAAATTATGTACGCAGGGGTTAATTTTCCCCGTGAAAATATGTACAGAAAACGCCCCGACCGTTTGGCCGGGGCGTCGCGTTTCGCTTCTGCGAGATTGTCAATAAAGCAAAGGCTATGAAACGCGAATTTCTGCAAGTTTTTCCGAAAGGTCTTTCAACGCATAATCGAGCGTGCGTAGCTCCTCCTGCGAGAATTTGGCCTGCATTCCGTTAACCGTGTTGCCGTTAATACGCTGATTCAGCCAACTGCGGCTTTTATTGAAATAAGTCTTGGCAATGTAGGACAACGAAATTGCCGGAAGCACAGATTTAAGGCGATTGCGCACTAATTCGTCCTGTGCGCGCTCGTTCGTTTCCTTGATCTGCGAAAGGGTGATCGCGGCGACCTCCTCGGCGTTTTGTTCGATTGCTGCGGAAATCTCTTTGCCGATTTCGTTACGTTCTTCTTCCGTTTCTGCGCTTATAAAACGACGTTTCAAATCGTCCATTTCTTTCTTGGTTGCCATAGTCTATTTTGTTTATGCTCCCCGCCCCGCAAGGCGGGGAGCTGTGTTTTACAATTCTTTGAGGATTTCGACCAGCTTGTTGATTTCCTCCTCAATGGAAGCGAGGATTTTTGCGGCTCCCTCTCTTCCTTTTAGTTCGCTGTAAAGCCTTAAATAGTAAATTAGCTCTGCTTCGAACTCCTTTTGTTCCTTGCTTGGTTTTTTCATATCCTTTTGGCTTTATTGACAATGCAAATATAATAAACATTTGTTTATTATGCAAAATTCCCGCCGATTATTTCCGATTTTCTTCTCTTTTTTTGAGTTCCGACCAATCGAGCAGGCCAAGTACTTTTGCATTTGCCTGCCAAATGACCGACCAATCGCGGTCGATATATCGGTCGGTTATTTTCATATCTGCGTCGACGTGGTTCAGTGCCTCGTGTACGGTGTATTTGTCGATTTTGAGCGCGGCCGAACGGGCTATCGTTGCCCAGCTGTGCCGGGCGGCATAGAATGTGATATGTTCCGGCAGGGGGCGATCTTCGCCTGTGGCGTCGTTCTGACGTTGGTCGGCGTCGCGGATCGCCCGCAGGGCCGCGTCTATTCGCTTCAAACCTTGATTCAGCGCGCAGTTGAACGTGTTTCCCGTGCTGTAATGCAAATGGAACCGGAACAGCCGCTTTCCCATAGGGTCTTTGTATTTCTCGACGAGTGGCGCGATCTGCGGTTCGATGCGGATGTGCATTTCGGCCTCGTCCTCGCGGCGGCTCGCGGTCTTCTGCCGATTGTAGATAATAACGTCGCCGTCGAGCGGCTGCGCCGGACACGACAGCAGGTCGGCTGCGTTCATGCCTGCAAGGCCGAACGATAGGAGGAAACAATCACGGGCAAGATCGCGGCGCGTGAAATCAGAGATCGACCCAGCGCGGCGTGGTTCATCGCCGAGGTTGATTATTTGTTGGAGTATATCGGGGCTGACGGCTCGTTTTTTGACCTTTGGCGGTTGCTTGACCTTGTAGGTTTTGAACGGTGATTGCGGTATGCGGATGACGCCCAATTCTTCGTCGTTAAACTCTTGTTTTGCGAGATTATGGATGTGGCGGACACAGGCAAGATAGGATGATATGGCGCGGCCGCCTTTCTTGGTCTTGTGTAGTTGGCGGATTGCGCCCTTTCTGCTGTGCGTCAGAACGGGTTCGGCCTCGATGAACTGTTCGAAGCCCGTAAGGAATCGGGCATTTATCCGGCTGATGTCAAGTGTTTCCGTGCCGATATACCGCACCAACGCATTTAAGGCGATCTGATACCCGATGCCCGTTCCGGGGCGCATCGTTTCGGCCTTTTTGCGTCCGTAGGCGATAAAATCGAGTTCGAAAGCCATGTTGTTCTGCTCCGTCTGCTTGATGTAGTCGACTACCTGCCGGACGGTCATAACGTCGGCCGCAGCTCCGAGCCGTCCGACGATGGCGCGCCAGTTGTCGATGATTCGTTTCGCCTCGTCGATTATGCTTTGGTCTTTGAGTTTAAGCGCGCGCGTCATTTGGTGTGCGGCGACGTACATATTCGTCGACAGCTTCAATGTCTGCCGTCGATGGGTCACTCGTATCTTTACGTTGTAGGTTCCGTCCTGCCGTTTATTGTCGGCGTAGACAACAGGTTTGAATGTGGTCGGCATGGTGCAGGTTTTTGACAACTATTTGACAACATTTGCGAGCAAATATACAAACGAAGCGTGCAAAAATGAACGAAGCGACGGAAAATTCCGTCGCTTCTTGTACCCTCGCCGGGAATCGAACCCGGATTTGCGGTTTAGGAAACCGCCGTTCTATCCGTTGAACTACAAGGGCTTACGTCTGTTATAGATAATCCGGCGAAAAAGTTGTGTGTAATTTCGCTCGGATGTCGTGTTCCGCTCTGCCCCAATGTTTAGGAAACCCTCGTTCTATCCCTTGAACTATGAGGCCGGATAAAAATTGCGGCGCACTTTTCTGCAAAGCGCACCGCAAATATAATAATTTTTCCCGGTTTTAGAAACTGAACCCTACGCCGATCGAAAATGTGTGGGCCCGGGCGGTGTAATTACCCGAAAAATCGGTGACCGGATTGGTGAGCTGGCTTTCGGGAATGCCTGCTGCCGCCAGTTTTTCGTTCACGATGCCCAACACCGAGTTGGTGTAGGGATAGGAACCCGTACGTTCGGGATCGGCCGAATTGACGTAGCCGTATGCGATGTCGATATTCATCCATTTGACCGGGCGGAAGGTGACGCCGGCCGTATAGGCGAGCTTGGTCATCGACGGGGTCTCGGGATTGAGGTAGTCGCTGCGCACGGGGCTTTCATCCACGTACATACCCATACGGGCGGTCAGCCAGTCGAGTGCGTGGTACTGGCCGCCGAAACGGAACGCCAGCGTGTTGGAGTATTTTTTATCGCTGACCGGGATGTTCAGCACGGGGGTGTTGCTGCTCGGTTCGAGAATCTTGACGTCGAGTTTGTCGTAGGCACTCCAGAGCACATATTGCAGGTCGACGGCGAACTCCCATTTCGGAACGGGACGGAAGCTGACACCCCACGTCAGCGATGCCGGCAGGGGCAGCTCGGTCTTCACGACGGCCGACGTGAGTTTGGCGGGGTCGAGACCCAGCTGGGGCAGGAGCTGGCCGATTTCCTGAGCGATCTGGGCGTTGTCGATCATACGCAGGTCGATCGAACCCGAATCCACCTTCATTTTGAGTTTCGAACGGTAGGTAAAGCCCAGCGACCACTGTTCGTTGATGTCCCACATCACACCGAGGTTTACTCCGACGGCCATTTTGGCTTTGCCTTCGAGCCCCAGCGAGATCAGGTTCTTGTCCCCGGCCATTTCGAAGAGGTCGGGCATTTGCGGGTTGAGCATTTGCAACGCACCCATGAGCGCTTTGTTCTGCGGATTGTCGGCACCGATGGGCAGCAGCGAGCGCGAAAGGTCGAACTTGCCCCAGGTCATCATCAGACCGCCCCCGATGGAGAGGTGTTCGCAGAGTTTGAACGAGACGGTAGGCTGGAGATTGTAGGCTTTGAGGTTGATCGACTGGACGAGTTGCGCCCCCGGCCAGTTGTTGCCCCAGTCCATCGAGGAGCCGAACGGCGTGTTGAAAGCCAGGCCGACCGACATCCAGTCGAGGGGTTTGTAGTTGAAATAGGCGTAGAGCGGGGTCGCTATGCTGTTGTCCGAGGTGTAGTGCAGTGGTTTGGCTTTGCCCGTATAGTCGGGGAGCGACGTATAGGTGGCTTTCGAAGCGATGCCGGTGATGCCGACCGAGATGTCGAACCGGGAGTTCTGAAACGAGGCGGCGGCGGGGTTGAACCAGATCGACTCGGAGTTGAGCTTCATGGCCGTACCCACGTGTCCCATACCGTTTTGCTTCGAAGAGAGGTTGTTCACTTGATATCCTTCGGCGTATGCTCCCGAGGTGACGGCAGCGGTGGCCAGAAGAAGGAAAAGTTTTTTCATAACGTATTGGTTTGGTTTATACTATACGCCTGTTGCGGCGTGTAAAAATCGAGGGCAAAAGTAGGAAAACTATCTCTGCCGCCCAAACTTTTTGGCCTAAAATTCCTGAAAATTGACCTATATGGTATAGGATTGGCCGAAAGGACGGGTGGGGCGGGGGGTGCGGGAGCGGGGCAAGAGTGCTGGAAAGGGTGCTGTAATCGACCAGCTGCCGCAGCCCGACGGTCAGGCGGGAGCGGTCGGCGTCCTGAATATCCAGCG